GTTAGCCAACCAAATTTCGGTGGCGCTTGCATTTATTGGAAGACCTTGCAACTTTCCTTCTTCATTCATAATAAGTGTGTAACCACTTGCAAGAGTCTTTGCCTCAATAAGACCACCTACCGCTATTTGAAGTGTTAGTAGTTCGTTACTATCTGCCGTTAGGTCAATGATAGAAGCGTTTCCTTCTGCCGTTAATTTAATTGCTAGTTTCATTTGTTTCTCCCTATTGTGGTACTTGGTTTCCCACTACCGAAATAATAGATTACTTTCCTGCACTTTGCAAGAATAAAAGAAAAGCTTTGTGCGGTGTGTCTTAGAAAAAGAAAAAGCCCCCCTTGGATAGGGGGGCTAATTCTTGCGGTTACTTGGTTAGGAGTAGTTCCAAGATTTCGCCGTCTGATAATTTGCGGTAAGGGTTCTCATAAGAGTTTTGGTTCTCTTCTGTGACTTTTACTTCTTGAACAACTGCATTCATTTCCTTTGCATTCTTTGCGGTCTGTGAGATTAAATCACTTGCGCCTGATGCGGTGTCAACGTGGAAGTTGTAGTTTGTTTCTTTTGTAATTGTTCCAGTTGAAGTTGTTTCTGTGTACTTAACTGTAATTGAGACTCCGTATGACATTTGTTTCTCCCTTTTTGTTATTGAAGCCCCTTGCTTCAATAAGTAAAAGATAACCTACCTTCCTGCACTTTACAAGTCTATAAGTGGTCATTTTGTGTATATGACTAGTCATAGTTTTTTAGGCTGATAGGCAGTAAGTTACTAGGCAGTAAGTTACTAGTGAGTATCTACTAGTAAGTAAGCTACTAGTGAGTAGATAGTACTTAGTAAGTCATACTAAATCTTTATAGAAAAATAAAATATAAAAGAAAAAGAAAATAAAAAGAAAATAAAAATAAAAATAGAATAAAAATACATATTCATAAATAGGCTTAAAAATCTGTAAAAATAAATAAAAAATAAAGGATGCCTTGCCTTTTCTTTAAAGTTATGATAAGAAAAAATAAAAAATAAAAAGAAAATAATAAAAGATTTTTTAGGAAAAAAGCCCGGAACGATTTTGAAAAACCTGAAAAACACCCTCTTTCTTCTCCGGGGCCAAAAGCAAAATATGGAAAGGTTCATATATTTAGCTATTCCGTACAAGATTAGGCAGACTATCTTCTCGTACACCCTTTAAAAAGTCTGTACAATAGGATCATGCTGAATCCACCGAAGCTCCCCATAGAGGAGGTTGTGTTTCTCTCTACGCTCACACGCTCAGAGATGGAGTCACGCCTTCGTGGGTTGTGGAAAGCTGGTTGGTCACTAGGAGTCATAGGAAGCTCTCTAAGCCCCGCTGTACCTAAAACGACTATCCACTTCTGGGTCCGTAGAGCGCCAGACGTGAAGCAGTTGAGAGCACTTCCTTTACCCCCACCTAAGTCTCTTACAACCTCTGTGCCTACCAAGCATGCCCCTCGGCTTAGATCCGTTTCTCCGGGCGTCCCTCCAGAGCTAAGGACTCGACTTCGTGAGTTATCCGCGTTATCAAAACGTTATAGAGCAAAGACTTCTCCTACTAGCCCACTAGCTCAGGCTAATGAAGAGTTGACTCAGATTGCTAGGCAGCTAAAGAATCGTGGCGTGCCTACCGCAGCCATCGCAGAGGCCGCTGGAGTTACCTATCGAGCTATGGCAAGGCGTCTTAGCCAATGAGCCGCCTCTACAAGACAAAAAGCGGCACATACAAGGACACCGAACTGGTTGTGGTTGTTTGGAAGAACCCTAAAAAATCCAAAAGACCTCAGTCACGATCCCTTGAAACTATGTCTGCCCCTAACTCGAGCTACCCTATGGCTTTCCCGCTGGTCTCTCTTAAAGATCACTATGCTTGGAAGAGCGCAAAGCATGTAAAAAGCTCAGAAGACTTTGATTTAAGCATTGAAGATAGTTCTAGAGAGGCTCCAGTAATGCTTGACCTACAACTAGCAGGTTATGCGTTGGGCTGGAATGATTTCTATATCCCAGAGGAATACACAGAGTTTGGATTAAATACTTGAGAGCAGTTTCGGATGTCTTCCCAGCCCTAGTCTGGATAGCTCCGCCCAACACTGTTGGGTTAGACGAACTCTCAATACCTGGACCGTCGCCTCAAGGCACTCGTAAAGTTGATAGAGTCCGAGTAGTACTTCTTGGTGATAGCATTTTGATAGCTCAAGATACCCCGCAAGGCCCTACACTTGTGTTCAGAGAAAAATATCTGCATAGGCACGTTGATGGGAAGCTTCAAGCAGTTCTAACAGAGTCCGAAAAGGTAATAGCGTTCATTAAGGATGCCAGCTGCGGCTGTGGATCTCGTTTAAGAAGCTGGAACCCATACGGACAGAATAGTTCAGTCTACTCAAGTGAGGATCCAACAGAGTGAAAGATATAACTGTCTTACAGTTCATCCTTCTAGGGCTAGCTACATATCGTGTAACTCGGTTAATAACCCGAGACATGGTTACAGCCCCATTGCGTAATGCCTTTTGGAAAAAGTTTCCACCAGAGTCTTCTTATCTTGGCTACCTATCCACCTGCGAGTGGTGTTTTAGCTTTTGGATAGGATCAGGGTTCGTAATCTCGGCTATCATTATTCCATCAGTAACCTACATAGTTGCTACCGTTTATGCGGTATCTGCTATAGCAGGACTGTTGACTGCATATGAAGATAAGTAAGACTTCATATTCCGCAACTAGGATGACAAGGAGTTCCCGTGGGTTTATTTACTAACGACACACCTGATCAACCTACTCCATCATCCCAGCCAAAGCGCAAAAGAACTAAGTCAACATTTTCTCGTTCTACACAAATAATTCAGGCTCCAAAGCCTTCAACAATTTCATCTGTATTTACTAATACAGCGCAATCTGCAAGTTACTCAACTCCTAGAACTCTTACAGCTGCAGCAGCTCAAATTAAAGTTAATGACAAGGGTGAGTTTGAGCAATTTAGAATTCGTCGCTCTGCAGGATCTAGCGCATGGCAAGCAGAAGCTTGGGAATACTACGACGCAATCGGTGAAATTAAATATGCATTTAACTTAGTTGCATCAGTTGTTTCACGAATCAGAATTTATGCAGCAGTAATTGATGATCCATCAGAGACTCCAATCTCTGTTCGTCAATCAGAGCTAGTAGATGATCGTCTTGGTGCAGCAGCAGAGCGTGCACTTGCAAGATTAAATTCTGCATACGGTGGACAAGCTGGACTTCTCAGAGATGCTGCACTTAACCTTGCAGTAGCTGGAGAATGTTATCTAGTTCAGATGCCAGCTAAACCATCACAGAGACTTCCTGAGTCTTGGGATATTCGTTCTGTTGATGAAGTAACAACTGACCCTCGTGGCGGTTTTAATGTTATTGGACGACGTGAACAATCAACCACTACACAAGGTGGAACAGGTAACGCATCTAAACTTGGTAAAGATGCATTCGTAGGACGCATCTGGCGTTCGCATCCTCGCTTTTCAGATGAAGCAGATTCATCACTTCGTGGTTTGCTTGATCTTTGTGCAGAACTCCTTCTACTGAATAGGACATTCCGTGCGACTGCTCGTTCTCGTCTCAATGCTGGTGCGCTCTATTTACCAGACGGTCTCTCCGTCGCGTCGCAAGGTGACGGCGACTTCCCCTACGATTCTGAAGATGGTATCGGCCCAAACTTTACTGCTGAAGAAGCAGAGGACGAATTCGAAGAACAATTAATGGATGCGATGACAACTCCGATTCGTGACGAAGAGTCCGCATCAGCAGTTGTCCCACTTATCATTCGTGGTCCAGCAGAGCTTGGCGACAAGATTAAGCAGTTTAAGTTCGAGCGTTCATTTGATCCACAACTTGCAGAGCGTTCAGACCGTGTTCTAGAGCGTATCTTGCAGGGACTAGATGTTCCAAAGGATGTTGTAACAGGTCTTGCAAATGTTAAGTATTCAAATGCAATGCAGATTGATGAATCACTTTACAAGGCACACATCGAGCCACTTATGTTGCTCATTGCAGATGCTCTAACAGTTGTTTACCTTCGCCCATACCTTATTGCAAATGGATATGAAGAAGCACAAGTAAACAAAATTGTTGTTTGGTATGACCCATCAGCAATTGCAACTCGCAATGACCGTGCAACAGATGCTGACGCAGGATTTGACCGTATGGCAGTCTCTGCAAATACATGGCGTCGTGCTCATGGCTTCTCAGATGCAGATGCACCAACTCCAAAAGAACTTTCAATTAGACTTCTACAAGAGCGTGGTGTATTTACTCCAGAATTTACTGAAGCAATGCTTTCAGCAATTGCGCCAGAGGTTATTAACACAGTTCGCTCACAGCAACAGCAATCTTCAGTTGCCCCTATCCCACCAGAGCTTCAGCAAGCACTTGATGCCGCAAGCGAAGGTGCAGAAGCGGCAGGTATTGCTACAGAAGCCCCAACAGAAGGGCAAGAGCAGTAATGTCTGATCAAGCAATTGACAAAGTTGTTACTTCACTTGTTTCTGCTGGAGATCCTTGCTGGGATGGCTACAAGCAAGTTGGTATGAAGAAAGGCGAAGACGGAAAAATGGTTCCTAACTGTGTACCTGTTGACGCTTCAGATGATTCAGAGTTTGCAGCAAAGAAAAAGAGAACAATTTCTCAAACTCCTGCTCCTAAAAAGGATCAGATTAAAGGTTCTAGCAAAAACAAAAAGGGATCTGCATCAGGAACTCGTAAAGTTAAGTTTTCTGCAGCAGTAGAAAAGTCTTTGAAGAATAAAGTTGAACAGCACAACGAAAAAGCTGGTAAAGGTCGTCGTGCAACTCTTGGAATGTTAAAAGCTGTTTATCGCAGAGGTGCAGGTGCTTACAGCGTTTCACATCGTCCGGGAATGACACGCAATCAGTGGGCAATGGGTCGTGTAAATGCATTTTTAAGATTGTTGAAGTCTGGAAAGCCATCAAACTCTGCATACACAACAGATAATGATCTACTGCCTTCTGGTCACCCACGTTCAACTAAGAAATCAAACTCCATTGCAGCTTCAGCAGGTTTGGTTCCTGAAGAGAGCGATCTAGCAGAAGCGCTAGTCGAGATTGCAGACAAATATGGAAGATTCAATGAAGATGCCACAGGCATCTGGGCAGGATACACACCTCCAGCAGAAAACGATGTCAGAGGTATCGGAGTCAAATGCTCTAACTGTGTTCTATACATGGGTAATGGCCAATGCCGAATCATCGAACTTGAAGTCGAAGACGAGGGTAAGTGTCGTTTCGCGGTTATCCCAGATGGCGTCGTTGATGTCGGAGTTCTTGAAGGCGAAAAACTAGGAAACGATATTCAGTCACCACAAGAGCTAGCAAAGCTTGCTAATGAGTGGCGATATGAGCAAGAATTAAATATTGATCTTCTAAATGAAGAAGATTATTCATCTCCAGAAGAAGCAATCCTTGCTATGGCAGAGTATTCAGGTTATGGCTACGAAGCAGAGCATGCAATCCGTGCTTCTTGGCTTCGTGGTGTCCGTAATGGAGATAATCCTTTTAAAAGAGCATCACTACTCGCATCTCTTGGTTATGAAAGCTTAGATGGAGACCTTCTTCCAGTAAAGGGAGAAGAAGATGGAGAATAAAATTGTTGTAAGCTCTTACAGAGCATATAGCAGCCGTGAACAGGCACGTTTTATTCGTCAAGAAGC